CTGTCAGTTTTATGTCTTGATCGGACTAATGGTTTACTTGTTTACAAATTGTTTAGGATATAACGTGCCGACATTTTGGACACCACCAAGCATCATCTAAAGTTGAATCTGTCCAGATTACTTGGTGGGGGATCATTGGTTTACCACATTCATCACAGTATGGGCCGTTACGACTCATGCTGATCCAAACGCTTGGCACCCATCATCACATCTAAGTGATCCGTCTTTGTCTTCTATCCAGTGCGGTTTGAAACTGCTATGCTTTGCACCACAGCAATCACATTTCCAGAAATACATAGTGCATTCTGGTTCCCGACCAAATAGGAATCCTGTCTTCTTTGTTACTTTTTTAGGTATTTCCATTTAGTTGTCTCCTGCGATCTAATGAGAAGTAATATAATCAATATATGATCATCTTATTTGCTTCCCAAGCAATCACCTTGCTAATTACCCATACCCGAAAGAGTGGATATACTTAGTGGCGGCATATTTTACTTGAAATCATTTTCTATAGAATCATACACAATTAGGCTATAGGATCGCTTAAACTCAAGGAAAACGGCAATTAATCAAAGTATTGAGTAAAATAAGTATCAAGCTTATTAGTCACTTCATCAAAGGCTGGTCTCATGTAAGGCTTAGGACGGGATCCTTTATGCTCCTTAATGTATCTCCAGACTCCTGTAGCATCGTCTTTAGTTTTGATCAGGACTGGACTGTTGATCATGTGTGGACTTGTCCCATATTCAACGTGCTTGGCATATTCTACATTGGTTCCTATTATTTTCTTTGGAGGTGTCTCAATAGTAGGAGTAGGCCCACGATCAACAGTAATACTGGATCTAAGTAATCCAGTTAAGACAGATTCATTTTGAGTTAAACGCTGTTGTGCTAAGGTCTGCATA